GAGTTGAACTATAAGCAATACCATTGTCATTGTATGTATCAAAATAAAGCTGACTCTGTCCTGTTCCGGCACTCCCTGCTCTAAAATGATTAGTAGCATCATCAGAATTTACACCGTGACAATTAATACTTGCAGTAGTTGAAAGATAAGCCGATGTGTTAGTCCAGTCTATGTGTTCCTTTGCTACATAACCTGTAAGATTATTGTGATTTACTAAATCGCTACCACCAATTTCATGTTCAGAAGCATGGGTAGCAGCAGCAAATGCACTATCAGCATAGGGGACCCAATTAGTTCCATTCCATCGAACTAAGTCACCTTCTAACGGTGGCGACTCGGTATTTATAGTTAATGCTTTATACTGTGCCATTATACCTCAAATAATAAAACACCATAATCAGAATCATACGTAGCTTCACTTTGTTTAGTTAATAAACCGCTTGTGTTGGTGGCAACTTCACTCTCAACCAAAAGTAACTGACTGTCTACAGATAATATCGCTGTAGCATTGGTGGCACATTCAGACTCTAACAACAATATTTCACTATTATTAGACGCGGTTTCTGACTCAACTAATAATAATTGGGAATCAATGGCTACCGTTGCAGCAGATACAAGTTGGAGTTCTGAAGTTGCCTGACTAACTGCCTGACTTATAGCATTGATTTCTTCTACAACCCAATTACTGCCGTCAAAATTATAGAACACATCTTCGTCTGACACCCAACACGACCAACCTTCTGACGGCGTATCATATAACCAACTTGCACCATCATAAGTAGCTATATCATTATCATGTGTAGACCAATCACCAGTTGCACTACCACCCACAATATATCTGTCACCTTTTGATTCTCCACCAGGCGGGGCAGTTAAATCCTTGTCTGCCACTGGCGGTTGCCAACTAAATTGTTCCAGTACCGGAACTCTGTACTGTGTCATTTTATATTCCTCTTTCTACTAATAATAAACTATAGGCAGCGTCATAATTTCGATTAACAAAAGCTGTGAGTCTACTGCAACAACAGCTTCGGATACCAAATCTAACTCAGACTCAGCTTGGCTTATGAGAGCGGTTAATTCACTTTCAGTTTGGCTTATAGCCTGGCTTGCAGCTTCAGATACGATTTCGAGTATGTTGTTTAGCTGACTTACAGCTTGGGAATGAGCAGGTAGGACATAATCACCAAGTTCAGCTATGATTCGTTCAAGCTGAATTTCATCACCTGCCCTATAGTCCCAACCTGGTCGTTCTGTACCTGGCATATTATTTCTTCTTACTCGCTGCTATCTTTTCACGTTCAACTGATGCCTGTTTGTTTGCAGAATATATACTCGCAAGAGCAGAAAGCTGGTTGCCATATTGTGACGCTGTGGCCGACATAAACGGGCCAAAACCCTGATTATAATATTGACTATAGTCTGGCTCTTGCATACTCGCTATTGTTTGTGCTTGACCTGATTTAAGTTGTGCTATTGCGGCTTGTAAATTACTAAGATTGCCTACGCGCTCGGCCTCTACGCCAGCTTTTTGCAAGCCCTGCTGCTGCATAGCAGACTGTATAAGTCCAGACGTGTTGGTTCCAGACCACATACCACTGCTTATTAAATTAGAAGTACCCTGCCCTATAGCCTGTTGCGTGCCCTGCTCTATCTGTCCGAACTGCGAAGTCGAGAATGCACCACCTTTGCCATAGTTAGTAGCGGCTTCTTTCAATGCACCGAGTCCTTCTCCAAAGGCGGCATTTACCTGTCCAAACCGTTGACTAAACTTTTTAATTGCGCTACTATATAAGCCACCTTGCTGTTGTGTTTGCTGGTTATATGCATCTACAAGCGCCATTATTTTACCCTTCCACTTTGTTCTATTTTGGAATCTATTTTGTCTATAGCAAAAGTTTCATTATTATTGTAGTTACCAATTTTAATAGCTATTGCCCCGCCTCGTACCTTTTCACGTATAGAACGCAACAGATTGTTAGACGCTATATCTTTGCTAACTTTAGCTGATACCCCGTTATCTATAGCCTCTATAACCTCTTGTGCTGTCTTACTAATATGCAACTCTACTGTTATACCATCTGAATTACTATCAAGCTCTATAGAAGTTTCATTATGCTTTATAGTGCCGCGCGTAACTTCTGATACAAACGGGCCTACTGTAAAGAAACTCTTTATAGCTTCTGAATCGTCTGATTTACTATCATCGTCGTATCTGCGTATATAACCGTCATCACACCCTATAAGCAACGCTCTATTAACAGCGTTTTGACTCTGATAATAATACAAAGAATGTGCCCTATGTGCTTTGTTATACGATTCTGGAAATATTTTACCACCTTCCTCAAGGACATCGCCAGAGCGTAAATCTATCCAGAAACTTGTTTCCCACTCCCCGTCTTTTTGTGTTACAGCTATCCTTATACCGTATCTATCCTTGTCATACGCCATAGAAATATTATCAGTATTTTTATTTATTGCCATATCTCTGAACAATCTCGGCATACGCCCGCGTGTTATATTTACTGGTGCTTGTGCGTTTATTATTCCAGTTGGCGGAAGATAGTACACCCCATCAAATCCAAGTATGAATAGATTTGAATTTTCATCCCAACAATACGCAGTTGGGGAGAGCATACCTGTCTCTGTAGTAAGCTGTGTGAGTGTGCCACCCGCTCGCGGGTCTGAACGCATAACCCACCAGGAATCCATAAGGCCAAATAATAGATAGTGGTCCTGGTACGGTATAAAGCCAACCAGAGGAGACGAGACAAGCCCCGCCTTAGAAGTTTGGCTCGATACTGGTGTTCCTAAATCATTCTGGTTTACAAGCCAATCGCGTGGGTTGCCAGCACGGGACGAATACCACTGGTTAGGATTTATTATACTATTCAGAAATATACGCCCGAAACACAAGCAACCTGCATTAGCCCCGCCTTCTGGTAAACCAGTTGCGATAGAATAAACGCTGTATATTGTAGTTGCGTCCGGCGTTGAACCACCAGACAAAGCCGAAAATATAAACTTACCAAGTGTACCATCGTAGTCAGTTATTGTAGCAGTCTCGTATATGCCCGTGCCACCTGTCACCTTCAACACCTTGCCGTTGAAATAATCGTCTGTATAAGTACCAGCTATATTGCTATCCGTTAAACTCGTTGAGGTTCCACTCGCGGCTGTACCGTGAACATCAGATGTAGCAGCCAAACTTTCTGTCCACACATCCCAATGCGGGGGCGCGGTCACTGCTGTAGGGGTTAGCGTAGCACCACTCACAGAACCAGTTATCTCATCTGTAGTATTGAACTCTATCGTGCTTATTCTATACACAAGATGATTGGTTCCGTCTGTACCTATAAAATAACCTTTTGCTTCAGAATCTTCCTGCTCTATATATTCTGTATCCTTAAATGCACCAGTTATAGTACCAGTTAATTTAGTACGATACATATCGAGAACGTGGTATCCGTTCATTCTACCATCTGCAAAGAATATTTCCTGAAACGCCGGTATCATAGCGAACCAGCCGTTAGTATCCAAGTCACCCGCCGTAAATCCATGCGACGCACCAAGTTCTGTTAAAGATATAGCCATTTACATATTCTCAAAATACACTTTGCCGTGCGACACAGCCACTAAAACGTTACGGTGTCTACCACTTCCAAACGCTATCGTGTCCCCATATTCATTAGGATTCACCCAGGCTTCGCTATCATACTGATAAAGTTCGTCTCCGTTATAGTCAGATTTACGTTCATAAGGAAATAGCGGGCTGTGTTCAACAATAAATGTCCAAGTATCGCCAGTAGTTGTTAGTTCTGTTTCAGTATCATAAGTATCTACACGCCACTCATATACTGTATAATAGTTTAAAGTTAATGCTGATATATCGTATTCAGTATCCTCGGTCTGGCCAAGATAAGTCCAGCCACCGTCCTGTTTTCTATAATATACGTTATATAGTATCATAAGTTAGGTGCTTCCCACTGTAACTTTGATAATGACTTGGATATATTGCCTTCGTCATCTTCTGGCGTAGGACTCTGGGCCTTGCCAGGCGGGTCTGGGCCAAATATAGCCCAATTTTCATAATGATTACCGACAGAAACAGTAACCCTGCATCCTGGTGTCTCATATTCTATCAAACTTCCAAAATATCTATAAGAATCCTTTCCTTCTGGCGGTATAGCAAAAACATATTTAGTGTATGGAGTGTCAGGATACCAGGTAACCCGTCCATTAGTGTCTGTTACTTGATTAGACTCACCCGTTAAAGTAACAGTTATACCAGGATATGGCGTAGTCATACCAGCATCACTATATACTGTTACCCTGAATATACTAATCATCAATAATCCTCGAAGTATACCTTACCGTCTGCTACTACAACTAATTGAATTTTTAGTTTACCGCTACCAGCATTTATAAACTCTAAATCTGGAGTCCAAACTTCATCTTCTTCATCCCACTCTACGTTATTGCCGGTTATAGCGTTACGGTCAGAGGGCCAGTTTATAGGTATAACGCCATTACCTATATTTATATTGTAAGTTAAAAACGACGCTTTGTAAACCGGACTCCCCACTATCCTACCTCTAATTCTATGATACTAAACAAAGCTATGAATAACATTTTAGCTTTACCCAACGGTGCGTCAGGTTTAGCAACAAATGTCCATGTTATCTCATCACCAATTTCCCAATTATTAGGATTTACAAATGGGTCCGAATCCCAGAAAAGCAGATAATCATCATAACCGTCTGAACCTGAAAACAAAGGCCAATATTCTAATTTTTGAAGTGTGGTCTCGTAGTCATCTTCAAATGCTTGTTTAAGAGCTGCTATTTGTGCTTTTGTCCACAATATTCTACATGTACCATCATATCCACATATTGGCTTAACTATTAAACTTCGTGTAGCAAGAGCAGTATTACCACCGTATTGTCCTGGATTACATGAAAATTCAGTTTCATAACCTTTAATTGTAAATGTAACAGTATAAGTTAAAGGACTATCGTAATCAGATGTCCTTTTCCAATAACCGTTATTTTCTAATATTACACTCATTGTGGCATAATATAAGTAGTGTTTATGGACGCTATTCGCAGCACAGGCCTACCATCTGACAATTCAGATTCGCAAGCCTTTATAGTACCAGGCCGTTGTGCGACTCTTTTACGGTTGGCCTCGGTGTCATTCGGTCTTATATTATTACAGGCGGGGGTAGTACCCGCCGGCTGCTGTCTGAAACTACCACCTCTGAATAAACCATTTACAGGGGGTTGAATCTCCATTATGTAGTTACCACTTGAAAGTCACACGTATCGGCATCGCCTTCATTTACATATAATGCCGCTCCATTGGTGTCAAGAAACAAACAACCAGGATGATAACCCGCGTCACTTGCCATTGGCACTGTGTCACCATATGCCTGTAAAGCGTTGCCATTGTCTGTTTTTGCTGTCACAACAACAGTAGTAGACGGGTCAGGAAACCCAAGCATACCCTCTAATTTGTAAGCAATGTTACCTTTACTCATTTGTTATTCTCCATTATAAGTTACTATGTTTCTAATTCTCCCTATTATTATAGGGCCACAATTCATATTTCCAAGTTTACGAGCAGCTAAGCGTGAATCAAGGTTATACGCCTGTAACAACGCCTTACTATTATAATATTCTACATATCCTGCGTTTACATCGTCAACATCTTGCTCAGCCTGTGCTAAACACGCGTATCGTATTGCTTCGTCAAACTTAACACCAGCAGGATGATACTTTGTCACTGGCTCAAGTAGATATACTGTAGTATCATCAGGTGTTGAGCCATCCGATAAAGCTGCAAATGTAAGCATACCCGTCCCCTGGTCAAAATCTGTTATTGTAGCTGTTTCTCCAACGCCTGTACCAGATAATACAGTAAGAGTCCACCTATTAAAATAATCATCCGCATATCTCGATAGTCTACTATGCACGAGTGTTGTTGAACTTCCACTTTCTGCTATACCAGCTTCTATTTCATTTTTATTAAATAAAATTTCATAAGAAAATTCAACAGTTATATCTGCATTTGGATAAGGCCATACGAGCAGTTCTGTTTGTCGCGTTCCATAAGAGCGAATGGCAAGCATATAGGGCGTACTCGAAGTCATAGAATTTTGTCGCTGACCTCTTATAGTAGCCTCATTTACCCACGCTGGAGTCGCGCCCTTATTAGTTTGTCTCGCATATTTTGGGCTACCCATAACGGAACCGAAATAATCATTAAGAAGGTAACGCCCCGAATCTGCGTCTATTACTTCGGTACTCCTGCATATACGATACTCGGATGTATCATCTGGTGTAGAACCACCTGACAGGGCAGCAAATGTAAATTTACCTAAAGTGCCGTCGTAATCGGTTATAACAGCAGTTTCACCTTTGCCTGTATTGGCGGTTATCTTAATGGTGTAACTGTTAAAATAATCATCATCATAAGTTCCAGCTATATCGTCATCGGTTAAACTTATAGCACTACCAGCACTTGCAGTTCCAGTATAGGACGGCACAAGATTCACTGACAATATACGTTTAGTCCACTGCCATCCTGTACGTGGTGCGTCTGATATAAACATTTTTATACCGCGATTCACTATTTCTACACATGTCTGTAAATCATTAGCGTCGTTTACCGGCACTATAGCTCGTCCTTCATCGTCGTAGTCACAGAATCCAGCTTTCTCTGCCACTATGCGTACAAGTTCTGCTATTGTAATAGATGAAGTAGTCTCACTCATTTACTGGTTCCTCTTTTGGTATTTCCTTTACCTTAAAACTATTCATGTCTTTTTGAATAACCATAAATGCCTGTTGTACTGCTTGATGTTCAGATGCGGTTAGTCTCATTCCATTGGGGCCACGAACTATGTCATGTATCATCTGAAACGCTTGTTTCGGTTCCACAGGTTTTCCCCTTTCTTAAAAAATGCCTTACCCCGTTTCAGAGAAAGGGGGAAACGGGGCAAGGACTTAACTATTTAATTACGTCTTAGCAACAACATCTGTTACGAATGTATAGGTTACACCGTCGACACTAAATGTGGCCTTGTGTAATGTAACTGAACTTGTAGTCACAATACCACTTGTAATGGCATCACTGTCTACAAGGGCAATAGCCTGGTCTAAGTCAGACTGAGCAGCAGCTATATTAGTAACATTAGCAGCACATTCCGATTCCAGGAGTAGTATCTCAGAATCATTGCTCGCAGCCTCGGACTCTAACAAAAGGATGTCAGATGTGTTAGCTGCAACCTCGGACTCGATTAACAAAAGCTGTGAGTCTACTGCAACAACAGCTTCAGATACCAAGTCTAACTCAGACTCAGCAGCAGTTAATTCAGACTCTATACCAGCCTGATTGAGGTCTACACCAAACAAACGTGCTAAAATTGTACCGTTTGTTTCGCTTCTGTCTACTGTTTGTGCAGCTAAAGCTACTGTGTAACCGTCACTTGCAGCACCGAGAGCAAAGACACCATTCTGCGGTGCGAGATACGTAGTGTTAATCGTACAGTTTTCTTCTGTCCACACGAGTACGCCCTGTCCCCTACGATTAGGAACATAAATCTCTACAACTTTAGTTTCTCCATTAGCTACTATTTCTCCGTCGTAACCTTCTGCCAAAACACCAGAAAAATAGAGTAAATTAGCAGTTGCAGGACGTTCAACACGCCATATCCTGTATAAACTCGCATCACTGGCCGTACCGTAGTCCTGGTCGTAACAAAAAGCGTAACCCTGATGCAGTGTTACACTTGCACCAGTACCATTGTAAAACTCTACTTTCTTTTTTTCAGTCTTTTCAGACCGATTCTTATAAGTTACTTGACTCATTTAATTCTCCTGCGGGTTTACCGCATTAGCCTTTGCGGGGGTCTTGCCCCCGCTCGGCGTTATTAAAATTATTCACCAGGTATTGCTTTGTGCAACACGAAACCGGCTCTACGTTTACTCTTCACCAGGTTGTTGTGACGACCATCAAGGAACACTGTAAACACAGTATGCTGTGTACGGTCGTTCATAGCCTCGGTCTCTTCCATCCAACCATCGGCCAGAACAACAGGAATAAACTGGCTAAAGTCAACACAATATAACGGCGAATATGTTTCACCATTAAGCTGCGGAATCGGCACTACGGGAAGTCTGTTAATAGTAACAAGACCGCCATCGTTTACTCGTATATTACCAAGCAGTTCTTTACCTGTAATCCTGTCATCGCGTTTATCAGCTAAATCAGCCAATGACACGGCCTCTTCAAAACCGCAATACCAGCGTTTAGCACCAGGATGCTTTCCTGACGGGTCGTTCACAATCAACGGAGCTTTGAACTGCGTATAGATAAACGCCTTACGAGCTTTCTTTAACAGGTCATTATTGAACGCGGTATAAATATCTGCGTGGTTTCTCCAACGTTCCTCGGTATTTCCGTCGATACCTGCACAGGTAGTTCCAGTGGTTCCATCCTGATAACGAATAGTATATCCGTTAAATCCTGCTGTGGTAGCTCCTGCGTTCAACATATTGATGTAATACGGAACACCATAGGGATACAACGCATCCGTTGCATTAGTGGGGGTTTTCCAGAATCGCTCTTCGATAAGGTCAGCCAATGCCCACATACCGTCTATACGTCTTTCTTTCATAAGCTTAATAAAACCTTCAGGGTCAGCTTTATTAGCTAAAATTTCGTGCTTATCCCACGAATAGTTTGTACCCAGGGTTGTCCAGGGCACAGTAATCGTATGCATAGTATCACCGACTGCCGGTTCGTCAGTATCATAAGGCTGACGATACCTTGCATTACCCGTATGGTTGAGCATAACTTTACGCTCAATATGTTTACCACCGTCGATAACCATACGCTCTCTTTGATAGATACGACAAGCCTCGTAGTCCTGATTTGTCCACTCTACCTCAAATTCATTCTTAGGAAGATTGGGCAGCGTCAGTGTTATGAGGTCAGCCAATTGACTATTTGGTACTGCTGCCATAATATTCTACCTCTTTTCTTATTAATTTCCAAACGTAGCTCTTAAGGCTTCTCCTACCATACCCACAAGCTCGGCTTCGTTTTTGGGTTTACCGTCGTTGCTGTTTGCTTTAGAGCTTCCCCTGGGTTTAATGGTTAAGCCTTTTTCTCGATTTACAACTTTACTTTTAATCCTATTTACTACTATTCTGTCTCTTACTTTGTCAGTAATAGACAAGTGGGCAAGGGTCAAGGCTTCGGCTACACCCATTTTACGCCCCTGCAACATCGCTCCAGACGCTATAGCGTCAGCTAACTCGGCTACAGCTAAACGATTTGCGTGTTCTCCTGGCATCAGTGAATCCTGCCACTGTTTGCCTTTAGGTACTGAACCATAAAACTCTTTATACGGTTCTATTTCTTTTGACGTAAAGAAAGCGTCAATCTCAGTCATAACGGCGACAACATCGTCCTTAACTTCAACAGCGGGTCTCGATTCGATTTGCCTTAATCTCGAATCGTAGTTCTTTATAGCAGCATCTTGAGTCTTTAGTATGCTAACAATCGGGTCATTAGCATACTCGTCCTCAATCTTTTTAAGCTGCTCAGGAGTAAGACCAACTGACGTTGACTTAGTATCTGTAGCTACTTTGACTGGTTCTTCCGAGCTTTTCTTAGCCGCTCGTCCGGCTTGCGAGAAAACTTCAGAGATTCTTAACGTACTCTGATATATGTTACCAAATGTTTTTAGAGCTTTATCAGGTTCAGCCTCGAAAAATTCTTTAACATCTTTTTCTGTCCAACCCTGATGAACAGCCGCCCTTACATACGCTTCTGGTAACTCTACTTCGCCTGTTTTCTCTTTATCATCAGCATCTACGGTTTCACCTGCTGGTTTCTGGTGAGGGTCAGCTACAGCAACATTTTCAAAATCAGCAGACACATCTTTGTCATCATCCAACTTAGACTCTTTGTCTAAACCAGAATCACCATCATCGTCAGACATGTCCTGTTCTGAAGTCACTGCTTTATCTGGCTCATCGTCATCCAGGGTAGGTTTGACCCCAAATGTTTCCTCCATAGCTTCTTGTGCTAATTTTATTTCGTCCTTTGTTACTTCTACGTTAGCTTTTTGTTCGTCGCGTTCTGCATACGCTCGCTCTTTTTCCTGAATCTCTGCCATACTTTACCCTTTCGTAAGTGGCCTCTAATATTTAGAGGGGTCAGTTACACTTTAACCTTTTTCCCTTTTATTCTGGTCTTCTGCGGGTGCTTATAAAAGCCCGTTGTTTCCAAATATTTATCTTCCTGTTTGAAACTTTCAAACACTGGTCTACAATCGCTATCTATCTTTACATCTGGAAATAGTTTTTTATGCTCTGTAACTTGGTCTGGATGTATCGCCAGACTATCACTATGTCTCGGATGTAGGTATACTTTATTACCGATATTAAACGCTCTTCGTGGAGCGAAGCCAGCAGACAAGTCCCCACCACAAAACATACAGTTAGCCGTGTATACCATCGTAACATCAGACCAGTCATAGTCTATGTCAGATTCTGTCTCAAATTCATTATGGCAGTTTTTACAACGCCACTTATACATTATTTACTACCTCTTAATCGTTTCATCATTTTCTCGTCTATACCAGCGTTCTTCAACGCATTCTCTGTTTGCATTGTACGTTTAGTCTTTAGTTTTTCAGCCTTTTCTTTTTTAGCCTTAGCTTTATTGGCTGCTTTCATTTCGGTGTGCCGTTCTTTAGATATATACGCGCTCTCACCCTTCAAGAGTTCTTTTACACCACGTGTAAGTTTGTCCCCCCACGTTTCTTTATTTTCTTTTTTCTTCATAATTGTAGCAACCTCAGCATTTTTTCTGTTACTTTTCCTTAACGATTTTTCTACATCAGCCATACTTTTATTTTGTAAAGCCTTATCCACATCGCTATATTTAACGCCCATATTAAACTCCCGTCTTATTTGGTAACTTAGACTGTGCTATCCCGCTACGTTCCTGCCTATCGCTATTAACTTGCTGAGTCGAGGACAGTGTCTTGCCAACGGTACCAGGTTGGCCATTCTGTAACTGTCCCTCAACCGCGCCTTTACCCTGTGGTTGTGGCCCCATAAGCATCTGAAGTTCTATCTTTTTAGCATATTCAGGGTCGTTAAACCAATCTGTAATCTCGTCTAAAATTTCCATTTCGTCAGCTATTTGTAACGCTGCTACCGAGATATTAAACGGTACGCCCGTTCGCATACACACTTGTGCTGATGTTACAAGACCAGGCAATATCTTTATGCTAAATTCCTTTATACGCTCTGCTCTTATAGTTGGGTCAAGCCTTGTAAGAGATTTTGGTTTTATTCTAAAAAAGTAGTTTATAAAGTCGCCCTCTACCTGTTCAGGTGTTAAGACGACCTGTAAATCTTCACCACCAGGCAATCGTTTTGTAAGCGGAAGCTCTATTAGTGGGTCATTATGGATAAAAAACGCTTCCTTTTTTGAAATATCAGACGCACAATCGTACACCATATCTCGCATATCAGACAGTCTTATTGTAGAGTTTGTCTGGTTTATATCTGACTGTGTAGCTGAACTGGCGTTAGCCAAGCCCGCTAATTGGTCTGGATTTCCAGCCGTATCGTTAAACCACATACGCAACTGACTGGTTATTTCTGTATTCTTGTTATTCTGTCCGCCGAAAGAATATGCCTGTACTTTAGAAGGGTCGGTCATTGCGATAGCATCACCATCCTGTGATTCAAGCAAATCTTGTGCCTCGTCTGCATTAGCAGGGTCGTAACCTATAATATCACGCTGGCGGCACGCCTGGTCGAGTACTTTCTTAGATACTTTATTAGCCATAACGTGCAAATCGTTCCATATTCCCACAGGGGCGATAGGAAACGGATTTCCAGGTACAGGCGGTGTAACAGATAAAAAAGTATATGACCCATCATCGGGGCCATAATAGTCTTGTATCTTTATAAACTCGTCTGAGGTAAGCTCAACAGGGTCAGGTATGAGGAATACAGCACCAGCATCAGGAACATAAACCTCTATCACATTTACCATATCGTTAAGGTCATATACAGATAACCTATCGCGTATACTCTGAGTTATATCCTCGGTCTTGTCGTCGTGTTTAGTTGACGCTGCGGGCAACTTAACCACAAGGTCGTGGTTACAATATTTATCGTTTAACAATATATTACGCGGTATGCGTACCCTGTTAGCATAAAAACTTGATTCATATATATCATTGCATACCGCGTCTATAGCAAAATCGTCCAAGTCTACGTGAGATGTGTATATTTGGCCTGGGTCTATGTTAATATCCTCAATGTTCAATAAAGTAGTAGATGCACATATACCAGTTTTAAATATAGTTAGTCCGAAGAAAGAGTCAACTATACCCTTGCGTAACGTATTTTTAAAGTTCGTTTTCTCGTGGGTATAATCAAGAGCGAGGCCGAGTATCTCGGCATATTGTTTATATGATGCTATGTTAGTGGTAACTTTACTGATACCGTGACGCATAACAAGGTTAGGAACAAATAGAGATATAGCATTGAATATTAAGTTTAGAGGTTCGTCACCAACAATACCATAATGCGCTCGATAATATTTACCAACATACTGCCTAATAAACATAGCACGAGCCTTACGAAATCGTTTTACGCGATTAAAACCGTATTCAACACTTCTTTGTGCATTTCTTGCTGTTATTTCTTTTGCCATCGTCTACCTAAAGTCGAAACCTACGTGTTTAAACTTTCTTTTTTTTCTCGCCATTTCAAGTCTGTATTCTGGATTTTTCCAGTTAGCTTCTGGCCCCTTGTGTTTAACTCTCATTACCTTAACATTATCCAGTGTAAGGGCATCTGCTATTACCCTATCTCCGTGAGTCTTTTTTGCTGACGCACTTTCCTCGACAAGGCTCGCGGGACCAATGCCGCCACTATTATAATAGATATATAATTTAGCTTCTTCAAGTGCTTCTATTGACGGGTTTATATATCCGCCGTGTGCGAGAATCCTGTCATAGTTATCAAGCAAGATACGCTTAGCATCTGGGGACGACTGCCAGCCATATTTGTTGGTCTCACTTTCTACAAATTTTCCAACAGTTATGGTTTTATAATAATATGGATAACGAAATCTTATAACTACATCTTTGCCAAACGACCAACCTGGGCCGTTCTTCTCCCATTTTAAAAACGGCAACCGTCTACCACCTACCCATATTGCCAAAGCACACACTATTCTTGCCATATCGTAAGGTTCATAATTAGCGTTGGCCCATTCCATCACTTTATTGCCAGTCTCTACACACCTTACTGATACTACAGAATTAGAAGCCCCTTGCCCTTTAGATATATCTATCCCAAATATGTACGTCTTAGTTTGGTCGGGTCTAAGCCCGTTCAAGGGACACCACAGTTTAAGGCTACCGGCGACACTTCTTTTTGCTATAACTTTAGATACATCCGCTTTGCGTATAATGTTAGGAATAGCCTCGTCAGCAATGTCCTTCTTAAACGAAATATTAAATCTCATTCTTGGTTCTCTGCCAAATATGGCTATGTGCTTTTCAATATTAGACGGTACGAAAAACAAAGAGCCAGACTTAATATCTTCCATATCAATTTCTTGTGCCATTTCCTGTGGCGACCGGCGCATTATCTGTTTGTCATACCAGGGCGACCTTATTTTGTATACCTTTGTAACTTCGTCTTGTGTTACATAACGTCCAGCACCTTTTTCTGGATGCTCCCACCAGGGTAGGACTACTACTTTTATTTGTCTGGAACTTAGCCATTTAGCATATTCAGTACCAGGGCCAGCGGGTGTTGAGTTCACCCAACGACAGTTAGACACGTCGGCAGTAGCCGACCGCATAGCCTGACCGTTTTCTACTTTAGCAAACTCGTCAAGAAGAATTATAAATCGGTCGTCACCTGTACCGGCGTGTTTGTTGGTTGATTCTCCGTCTATACACGAACTGGTTAATTCATTAAACAAGTGCATAGCGGTTCTGTTACCACTGCGAGTTCCAGGCAAACAATTCGGGGGCCGCATCCAATCTTCCAGCCACTTATTTATATAGTCGTGACGCTGGAACAACGCCTTCATATTTCCGGTTTTATCTACCAAATCTTCCACGCGAGACATTTCTAATATGCGGCGAGATTGCTTTGAGAATAACCAAAACCAATGTATAAGAGCTAAGCAACACCAGGATGCTCCCATCTGTCTTGATTTGCGGATACCCAAATCATATTGTTCAACGGCTGACCTATAAAGTTGGTCAAGAGCATCGTCTTGAATGTCCCACGTTATCATAGGAACATCAGAATACTCTACAAGTTTAGCCTCACCTGTGTCGACATCAATATCTTTCTGATGATACGTCCATACAAACGCATTTATCCAGAATAGATACGACTCGGCACTTGCCGCCATCAGTTCATTTCTGAATCCCAAATCTTCTTTGGCACGTTTAAGTAAGCCAGACCGCCACGTTATGTTCTCTTGCTCGTCTTTAGGTATAAGGATACCTGTTTGTAGGTCTTTCACATACCTATCTCTACGCGGGAAAGGTTCTTTAAGTTGTGGCCGTATAGAAAAGTCCATTATTAAGTTTCTAAAGAGCTATCACTAAGTGTGCTGTTAATCCGGTCAACACCGGCTTTAGTAACTTTGTCACTTACTGTTGGTCTACCAGACTCGTTACCTACCACAGCATTAGCTTTTCCTTCCATCCTATCGTATACCAACGTTATATAAGTAGGATTCGGATTAAACTTAACATCACGTTCTACGAGTTGTCCGCCTATTTTCTCCTGTACCTTTTCAGTATACCCAAGTGCATGCTTCCATATTATCCTGGCTAAAGCCTCAGCTTTTGTAGCCATTCTGTCACCTTTTTCAGGGTCAACTATAAGTTCAGTTTCTTCGAGAGCTATCTTGTGTATATACTGTGACAGTAGTCTACCGGCACGTACCTTAGCTCCGTGTGATGTATTCTCGTTAATCGGCATAAACGGTCCAAGCTAAAAATTCGCGTATAGTTTCTATAGGTATAATCGTAGACAAACTGACCCCGTTACTGCCGACCAGTATGCCTATCAGTTGTCCGTTCTCGTCCGCTACAGGGCTACCAGAATTGCCAGGCCACACTGACACATCGCCTATGATTAACGGCAACTCTCCGAATATGTCTATTATTACACCAGTGTTTGATACCGTACCAATTGTTACTGTATATGCAAGTTGCTCGCCATACGGGCATCCGCATATATAAATAGGGCTTCCCACGTAATAATCAAACTCGGACAACTTTAATGTTACCTGATTAACATCACTTACATAGATAACGCCAACGTCTGCGTTTTCGCAAACTTTATAAGCATCGCTATACACACTTATTCCGTCTCTAAAGTATATGTCTAATCCGTTAGAATCTTTGATAACATGCTTTGCAGTAAGTATCTTCCCGTCGCCTATGTAAACTCCTGAACCACTCCAATCACCAGCGTCTATGTAGCAGGTAGACGATTGAAGTCTGTCAACTATAGCATATACAGACAAATTAGCGGGATATATAAATACAGGTTGCTCAGGAACTTGCAAAGACATACCCACATACAACGTGGCACAAGCTATTGCTGCAACAGCCAACCAGTTTATAAGTTTATCGTGTACGAAGTTTTTCAAGCTCTTTAAGCATTTCATAAAAAACCATCCTACAATCGTTACACATATCGACCTGACCTATTTGTTCGCCGTTCTGACGTACAGAAACCAGGCATATACCTGTTTGAGCATCGTGGCCACGCCCGCATACGTCACATTTTAGCAATACTTTTAAAACAGCCATTAGGTATTATCCAGCACTATTCCATAACCCTTGCACTCTGACTTTTCTGAACTAAAGTACACGACCCTTGTAGGGTCAGAATCGTCCACTTCAGGTATTGTAAATTTTAATCTACAATCCGCTGGTATGATAAATTCTTTGTTAGCTTCGCTAAGTGTCGGCCCACTTACACCCATAAACAACGGCCCTTCACCGTTACACGTAACACAGTATGTATCCCCACACGACAACGCTATGCTATACTCGGCCGCCGCTTCACTGGCATAGAACGTTTTACCGCTACCAAGAACAGGATACGCTGATTCCGGTACGCTTACCTCAAAACCTTTATTGTCAAACATTATTTTAGCCCCAATATACTTGATTGTTATATGATTATGTGTTCGCTGTCCACCTCAACCACGCCTATGTGACTTGAGAAGTTTCATTAGTTATACCACCTATAGAGACGTTACCGTTTGTAAGCAGTCGTATATTCTGCGCTCGGCCCAAGTCGGTAATATAAACCGACATAACGTCAATACCCCAACCGCGAGCATCCTCGCGTATGCCCTTGAGCACACAGCCCTCAATATCGTTAATACTGTTAATATCGGCATAATTACGATTATTGATATAACGACTAATAATACCCAACGATAAAGCCTGAAGGGTCTGGTCATAATCCTGTACTTTCAATATCGCGGCACATGCATCCTTAATTCGGTATTTTATGGCCCCACCAGCGGCCATATCCACGCAGTCTTGGGTCATAACACTCTGACATCGAATGTCTTTTATCTGTTGGGCTATGTTTACAGTCGTTATATTCTGGATAAGGGGCCAATATAAATAAGCACCTGGCCTTATACTGCGATAATATTTGCCACACGTGCATCTGACTCCCCCTTCATTTGGTTCTACAAGCCAAATACGTGGAAATATTGATAAAATGCGTTCAAAGAGTTGTTTTAAGAAGTCCATATAATTTTGCGGGTTTATTGTTTATAATCGGCCCTCTATAATAAGGGTAGTTTACGGATTTTGTATAAAATAAATATGCACGTAAGTCCTTTGCATACAACGAGTTACATTATACAGAAATAATTATGTTAATTATAACTATTTTGCATAAACCCTAAAAATATATGACAGTTTTTTTGCTGGGATGGGGGTGGTGGGAGTCCCATAAAGTAAAAGTAAAGGGTCATACCCCCACTCTTGCAAAAAGCGAACGTAAATGTTGTATCTATACCTTGCAGGTTTGCACCTTGCAGACCGGCACCTTGCAGATTAGTCCAACGCAAGTCAGCCCCACGCAGGTCGACACCTTGTAGGTTAGTCCAACGCAGGTCAGCGCCACTCTTGCAAAAAATGGACGTAAATGTTGTATCTATTTGTTAGATAAAGAGTTATGATTTCTATCGACATAACTTGTATACAATTACCTGTACTCCACTATTCTATCTATATAGTATACAAGGACTTATGCTTTATTTCCCTATGTCACTACCCATAGTGACATATCGTAGACACTATAACGTACTGTCAGGTAAGGAGTTACATCACAAATAGGCTCAAAAGCCGAAATGCACCGTAGACACTGTAAGTCATTGTCATTGCTGGGGTTACCACAATAATCAGGTCTAAACTGTCTACGATGATTGCCACATCATAGACACCATAACTATCTGCTCATAAAAGGACTTATCTCATTTTAGCCCTTTTTCGACTACCAAAATTCCCTATTTGTAACTCATATATTTATTATCTTATATTACCCTATATTACCCTATCTTATATTCTTCATTGATCGTCTATATTTTCTCTATCGCGTAGGTTACCCCTCAGTGACATACTATTTAGGGTACATTATACACTTAACTCATTATCCCACAAGGATTTATTGCGTCTACCATAGTGCCATTTATCATAGACAGCAAAACAGCGATTATTGCCCTAACTCATTACCCATCAATGCTTTACTGTGTCTACCATCACCATAGACAATCATAGACAGTCGTAGACAGTCCGATAATGTTAAATAATGTCCTAACTAACAACATATACCTCACTTAACCTTATTTTTAGCATTATTAAGCATTTTATCGATTTTTTAGTCTAATTAGTTTTGATACCTGTCGATTGATAGTATACTTAATATAGAAGTGTAGTTAATAGTTTATTTTATGAGGTGATATTATGCAAGTTTGGATTAAAATATCAACTGACAATGCTGCTTTTGAGGATAATTTACAAGGTGAAACATCGCTGATTCTTTTGGGCCTTGCCAAAACTGTCGGAGAAGCTCAATTCTTTTCGCCTGGCGTTGAAATACCACTAAGAGACTTTAATGGTAATGAGGTTGGCTGGCTTCATGTAAACGACCAATCCAAACACCTTGAACTTGACTGACCATCTTAGCCCGTCTTAACCGGCGGGCTTTTTTTTTTACCTTATCAAAGAGCGTCCTATAACCCTAATTTTATATTATTACAAGTTTTAAGAACAATCTGCTCATAATATGTCAAGTTTTATTTGGATTTGATCAAAAATATCTTAGACTTAATATAGAGCTGAAAGAGACTAAATTTGACAAGTTAAAAGAGTTTAGCAGAAAGTAGAGGGTATTATGGAAACTAAACACTATGGCAAGGTCGATTTTAGGCATATTATCTTTTTGCAAGGTGATGATGCCAATCTCGCACTCGATGTTCTTGACGTTTTTGGTGAGACAAAAACTATTGAGATGCTACTAAAATATGACACCTGCGACTTAGGTTGCCGCCGAACCGAACAATCACCGAGCGGCGAAAGCGATACCGTCCACTGGCAAAGACTTAACAATAAAGCATATGAACTTGCCTATAATATGAAACTCGGAACTATCGGCCTGTGTGAAATAATCCAAGTCTAACCTTTTAACCCGCCATACTCTTTTAGCCTGTTAAAAGAACGCTTAGTAGATTGGAGGATATTATGATTAAGAAAATTGTACATACAGAATACAGGGATGATAAAAAAGGTTTTGTTTATACCCTTGAACCGATAGAGGATACTATCGAGGTCAAGGAAACAAAGGACGGATACACGGTCAAGTATCTAACACAAGACAATGACCCGAT